GATATCAGGAAAACATTCAAAAACATTTTGGCCAGGAATCATATCATATTTTTCCCATGCCAAATCAGAAGTACCATTCAAACGAAATACAGGAATCAAACCAAGTTTTTTGGATTGTTTGATACCTAATTCAATATCTTTTTTCAGAGCAAGCATAAAATCTTGACGCTGTTCGAAAAACATTTTGGTTTTACGAATACGAGCATTTTGAATCATATTGGTGGTTTCACCTTTTTTAAACATACCACCACGACCAGCAGTATTCAAGCAAGCGGAAGTACAACCAGTGGTTCGTTTAGGACAGGTTTCATAACCAGATAAGTTAGCGGGAGCAAGGTGTAAAATGTAAGTATTAAAACCTTGTTTTAAACCTTTTAGAATTTTGGGATTGCCAGTAGATAATAACTTCATTTTTTAAGTGCCTTTCTCAACAACATAGGTACAGTATAACACAATGGGCAGGAATGTCAAGCGTTTTTTGTTGTATTTTTGCAACATGTTGTTTTCCTGCAACATAGTACTAAAGTACTCATCTCCGCATGTTTGCTTGGTCTCTTGCTTCTTCATCCGTAAAGATAGGAACAGCATTACTTTTATGCAAAGTGCCGATACCCTTCATTGCGGTTCCTGTATATACTTTACCAAGTACTGGTTTCGTACAATCGCCACCAGGTGTCACTTTGCTAGGATAATGCACAGTTTCACGACCAGGTGGAGCAGATAACTTTGGTATGGTACTAGTATTGAAAATTACTTTACCCATAGGTTTCTTAGAAAAATTTGTTTTTTGTTTGTTGATACTATCAAGCCAATCCTGATACTCCGCAATTTCCTTTTTGGTCTTGCGTTTCTTCTTAGACTTTTGGTAAGTATAAATTAACATAATTCCAACACTTTAGCAGGATGGCGAATCTCGCCTTCATACTCTAATTGTGATTTTTCAAAATCGGTCATAAAGTCATCCTCTACAACCGCATAACCAACGATGTAAGAGCGTGAACCTTCGTTACTCCACTCCACATCCTTACGGAAAAATTCTACCAACTCAGCCAGCGTTTCGCTGTTGCGAAAGGTCATGCCAAGAGGATAAAAATAATCTTCACCACCTTTAAACTTCCAATATTGTGGACACTCACCAACTCCATCCCAATCGTGGGCGCCATAGTTTTCCATGTATTGCGTGGTGATATGTAATTTCATAATTTCTCCAAAAATTAAGCAGTAGCGGTTCTTTTTTCATCCATCATTTCTGAAAGGATAAATTTTGCAACATTCAATTGTTTGCGGATATCTTCTTTTGTGAAATAATCACGTTCAAGCATTTCCTGACAATCAGACAAAATACCCATGACAACCATTTCATTACCAGAAAATTTAGCGGTCAAAGAATCCATATATTCTTTGCGAATTCTTGCTTCGGTCATGCCGTAACATTTTTTTTCAAATTCAGTCATAGTATTCTCCAGTGATTTTCCAGTATCCAACAACAATGATTCAATCGACATTTTTTAACCTTTTCTCAACAACATAGGTATCATTATACAGAAATGGGCAGGAATGTCAAGCGCTAATTGGGAGACTGTTGTTTTTTAGCAACAGCATCAATATGTTTACATTTTCCACGAAAATTGAAACCTGTACAGGTGCAGGTATAATTGTAATCAGAAAGTTCTACAAAGTATTCTTTTTCTTTGCTTTTAACTTTGAATACTCTAGTATTACTTTCGGTGGGGGAGGATTTGATAATTCTTTCAAGACCAGTATGTTTGGTCTTAATAAAGGTGCGGTACCTTTTATCAATTTTGATTTGTGTTCTTAATACTTGGACGCTATTATCGCTTGATTTTGCATAAGCGACAATTTTACTTCCGTCAAGTAAGTAAGTATGATTTGCGTTTGACCCATCGGACCAAACTGTGGTTTCTTTAAGAATTTCTAACATACTGGTAGTGTAACACAGGTAAGCCTGCCTGTCAACCAGCATGTTGTTTTTTTACAACACTTATCCTTTTAATAATTGTTGCGAGGATTCTTCTCTCATATCCTCTTCAAATTCGGACATACGCAACCGATTCAATTCTTCCTCAATTGCAGTTTTTTCTTCGGTGGAGGAAGCAATCTTTTCTTCCAATTCCTTGATTTTCTGTTTCAAATAATCTTTATACGCCATACTTGTCTTTCTGTTCACTTCTGAATAATCGCCATGTTGTTTTGTCATGGTGTTTTTTCTTATTTTTTGGAGCATCCAAATCTTCATTCTGTCTGAGCCTCTTTTTCATAGGCTTCTGATATTTTTTACCGCCAGATAACATTTTTAGAAAATTAGCCTCCTACTCTAAAAAATTGTCAGCGACACCCAATTCAATTAATTCTTCTGCTGTCAACCAAACATCAGTAGGGCACAACAACTTAGCTTTAATTGTCCTGGTGTCCAAACCAGTATTTTCTTTTAACACTTGTATCATTCTTGTGTTAGTTAATTCCGACTCTTTAAAATGAGACTTGATATCATGGTGTTTACCTTCATACGAATCAGTATATTGGTGACACATGATACTTGTATTTCTTGCGATAAGTCTTTCACCTTTGAAACCAGAAGAAAAAATCATAAACGCAGCCGAACAAATTGAACCCATACCAATAACACGGACAGGACAATTCGATTGTTTCATTGTATCAATTAACGCAAAGGCGGCATTTAAATCACCACCTGTTGAATTGATATACATGGTTAACATTTTTGCATTAGAACCACAAACAAGGTTCTCATAAACAATCCACTTGATTGCGGCTTCTATGTTTTCTTCTTCAATATCACCAGTTAAAAAATGGACATGATTTTTAAGTAATTCAAGACCAATCTTTTCTGTTGCACTAACATCTAAATCCAATTCTTTCTTATTCGTCATTTCTATTATGCCAATCGTAAGCTGTTTTCAATATAGACATTATATCATGCTTAGGACGGAAGTTCAATACTTGTTCGGCAAGACTAGTATCGGCAATTAAACTATCGGCATCACCTGGTCGTCTTGGGTTTACGGTATAATTAACTTTTTCGCCTGTGATTTCTTCTAGTTTTGAAATAATTTGTAAAATGGATAGACCTTGGCCTGTACCAAGATTCATTGTGTTAGATTTACCATCTTTCAGTAAATATTCAGCGGCAGAATTGTGTGCATCTGCAATATCTGTAACATGGACATAATCTCTAATACAAGTACCATCTGGTGTGTTATAGTCGGTACCATATATTTGAAAGTTATTTAGATTTTGAATCAACCTAGGAATTAAGTGTGTCTCAGGTTCGTGTGCTTCACCAAATTCACCTTCGGGGTCTGCACCAGTCAAATTGAAATAACGGAAAATGACATAGTTCAAACCTGATGCCTTGATTGCAGTCTCGGCACATAGTTTACTGTAACCATATGGTGAATTATCAAATTTGGCATCATCTTCTTTTAGTGGTTCATTGGATGCCTGATAAACTGCTGCCGTGGATGAAAATACAATATTCTTCACACCATGGCGAACCATTGCATTGATAACATTACAAGTACCACCTGTATTTACAGAATAAAACTCTGTTGGTTCTTTTACTGATACACCTGCCTCGATTCTAGCTGCAAGGTGAAATACGGCATCAAATTTAATACGAGAAAATAAATCATCAACATCATCCATATTGCGTACATCTGCATAATGCATAACATCAATGTATTGGTTCATGGTGTGTCGTTTATGTCCTAACCCAACAACTTTCCATCCAGATTTTTTAAGTGATTTAGCTAAATGCGAACCAAGATAGCCCGCAGCGCCTGTAATAAGTGCAGTTTTCATATTATGTGATTATTGAAATACCAGGTCCAACACTAACGAATTCTTGACCTGATTTCCAAGGGAAGTTTCCTTGATATTTTTCAGAGTTGATTTTATTACCCTCAACAAAGAATTCTTCGTTTACTGAATTTTCATTTCCATCAAGTCTGTAGTTAGTAGTATATTGATTTGTACAACTGTATTTTGGAAAGTACTTTTTTATCGCACCAAAAAATTGTCTATCGGCGCCCCATTGACCGTACCATGAATGACCAATATGAACAGCAACATCACGGCGTACGGCAAAACATGAAGTGTCAATGTGGTGTACCTCAGGATTAAAGTACACAGGCCATTTACCCAGCGATTCACAATTGTCTTCACACAAAAACTTTCCTTCTTTGTCATGTATGTTCCTTAAAGAATAAACCCAATCGTTACCTTCTTGCAGTTTCTTAACAACTGTTTCGATGTGATTTGGTTCAAGAAAATTATCTTCATCCAAATAACAGATAACATCCGCATTGACTAAGAATGAACAGGCGGCATAGACTCTATGTCCATACCAACCTTTACCAACATTCTCTTCCAATTCAATCATTCTGGTCTTAGGTGAACCGACAAGCATTTCTCTTGCAGCAGGTTCATACTGACAACCATCAATGAAAATATAGTGTACGATATCTTCGTAGGTTTGTTTATCGACCGAATCAATACATTTTGCTAAATGCTCTGATGCAATCGTTGGGGTGACAACGGCAACTCTCATGGTATATTAATATCAGGATATGCTTCTTTAATAATTCTTGGTGTGAGATATTTCACATCAAGGTCTTTTTTGGTAATCGCTTTGACTAGAAGTTCAGCTTCATCTTTGTGTAAAGATTCCAATGCAGTAGTCAATAATGATTTTTTTCTTTTCTCATCAAGGACTGCACCTTCTAGTTTTGGATGACCTGGTATAAACCGATATAACTTTGGTACTTCAATATCCAAATATGTATAATTTAAACCTGCGGGTTCAACTGCGGGTCGATATTCGGGAATCTCAACCTGAAATTTAATATTTGGATTGTAGACCATTGCTAAGAATGACCTAAGTCTTGGATGGTCATATTTTCGCAACACGGCAATTTTATCGGCACGGGTAGGTGCAGTATCAAAATCTGCCAAAATTTCTGAGTATAGTTTAGCTTCCATTAAAATTCATCAATCACTTCAAGTAGGTTTTTAAGACGGTTCGCAATCATATAATTCATAAACTCTTGCTTAGTTTTACCTTTTGCGTTCTCATAGGTATCTAGTATAGTAGATTTAAGATTATCAGGAATTCTGGTCAAGTCAATCAACATTTCATTGCGTTTAAAGTTACGCAACATTTCATCATTACAAAATTCTTCTGGTGATTGATTCATCCAATTAATAATCTTCGCCTCTGTAATAGGTTTCTGCCTTGCGCCTTCAACAAAGGTATCATCCTTACTTAGAATGTTTGGAATGCCATCACTCTTATCACCACGAATAATCAACTGTTTAAGTTGAGCTGCAGGTAGAGGTTCTTTAATATTCTTTTTCAGAATAGGTGAATACTGTTCAACATTAGGGAACTTTTGCAATTGTGCAAAGTCTTTATCAGAGGACAGAATCAT